TGCCAGTATCGAAGTCACCTTCCATTTTAGTGGAAATAGGTGATCTTTCAAAATACTTCATACCATTAGGTACATCTGTGATGATGTAGAACGCATCAGTGTCAGTTAAGAAGTTATTCACTACATAACCTTGAGGGATCATTCCCATGTTTCTGATTGCGTTGATGTCATTATCAGCAGTACCAACTCTTTGAGCAGATTTCATTAATCTTTCCGCTGTGAATTGTAATTCACTTGGAATGATCATTCTTACTGCTTTCGCAGCAATTTTTAAACCTCTCTCATCTGTCATCGCCGCAATGTCGATTAAAGATTGTTCAAGAGAAGTTTCATTCAAGTCTGCTTGAGTCGTTAAAGTGTTTTGGTAACTACCAGCGATAGTTGGGTGAGCAGTGTTAAATAAAGAAACACCGTCGCCTGAATCATAACCGTCAGTAGTTGGTAATCCTTGAATTAAAGGATTAACAGCTTTAACTTGTTTGGTTTGTGCCATTGAACGAGCTAACGCTTTTGTATATCTAGACGAAAGTCTGTCATACAAGTTATCTTCAATCGCTTCTTCAGTGATTGAGAACGCTAAAGCAATAGTTTCGTGAGTGTATCTAGCAGTGAAAGTCTCTTGAGCATTGTCAAAAGTCACACCAGAACCTTCAGGTTTAACTTGTGCTTGAGCGAAACCTGATAACATTACTTCTTCTTCAAAAGCTCTGTCCGAAGTTTCCTTCGTATAGATTTGCTCGTGTTGGTTTTCATATTGTTTATACTCCAGGCCGAATAGTGCATTCAATCCTGGCTCTAGTTCTTTAACTAGTTGTGATCGTGATATAGCCATAATTTTATCCTCCTATTCTATTATAGACCTGCTACTGCACCCTTCAATAGATGCTCGTTAATAGTAACGACACAGTTAACATTGTTACTTGCAGTATCACTGTTTTCTGGATCTTTACTAATTCCAAGAATCTTCAATTGAAGATTGCTAGTTGTACCAACCGTACCTTTTGCAAGTTCCGATCTTGATACATAGTTTGCGCTGTCACCAGCTCTGTACGTGATGTCTGCATTTAAGAAAACATCTGCCGCACCAACTGTTGAGTCAGCTTGTATTTCGAACCTTTGATAAGGATCGTCAGCCACAAAGGCAACTATGTCCGCAGCAGCTACGCTACCAGGGTAATAGTTTTTCCATGTTGGCTTACCGCTTGATGGATCAGTATAGAATACACCGTTTAATGAACCTACTAAACCAGTACTGCCAGCAGCTGCTACGTCTATTGTTCCAGCTGCAGTTGCTTTAACTACATCTTGGAAATAGATAGCGCTACTATCATTATTAGTTATAGAGTATTCAGTTAATCCGCCGTTATCTGCGTTCTGACCCACTTTGCCTATTGGTTTTAAACCAAAGGCAGCATCTTTGTTTGCCATAGTTTTACTCCTATTTGTTTATAATACTTTAATGGTCAGAAATTGTTAAAAAATTAACTTTTCTTCGTACCACCAAAAGTTACACGAGACTGCCTATCAATATTGATGGGCATACTCTGATGCTGTTCCTTCAGAAGATCGTTGTCAACTGCTTTATCTTGATCCATACCCTGCTTCGCATAGTATTCAGATCGAGATTTTGCAATCTCCTCCGGTACCCTTGTCAGCACAAGGCCACCAACTCCGATCACTCCCGCGTATTTTCCATCTTCAATGACTGGATAATCCGAATCTGGGTATTGGTCAGCACGAACTAATTCGTAACCTGATCTCAATCTTCCAGCGACATTTTTAGTGTCTTGGAAACCCATAGATTCTACTCTTACCCATCTATGTCGAAACCCATTTGGGGCCGGGGGTGCATCTAAAGATGATGGTGGAGTCCAGACTTTTTGTCGAGCTTCTTTTTCTCTAGTCTGACTCGCACGAGAAGCTCTTTTTTCATTTTCGTTACTCATATGCATTTACTCCTTCGTGATTAAATTTAATTGTTTCGCATATTCTTCAAGTGGCACACCTAATTTTTTAGCAATTGCTGTTTGTGAAGGTGTGAGTTTCACAATTCTGCGACCAGGTTTGCTACTTCTATTAGCCGAAGCAACTACTTGCGTAGGTTTGGTCGTTTTTTGTTCCACTTTACCAAATTTTTGCGGGAATTCAAGTTTTATTCTCTTATCAATTTCAGAATAATACTCATCCGATTGTGGGTCATAACCTTCTTCCTCAACTAGTCTTTTATGTAGACTAAAAGCGG